ATGGGCTTCAATCCGAAATACCGATTCTGGACCCGTGAGAACTGGGCCGGATACGCGCCGACGGTCGGCGACATGGAGCGAAAGGGCTGGACCCTGACGCTTCATTGCCGCGTCTGCCGGCTGGAGATCGGCGCCAGCCTGCCCCGCATCATCGCCGCGCGCGGCCGCGCCTGGTCGCCCTGGGGCAAGTCCGCCGCCTGCCCTCGCCTGCATTGCACCGGCCGGATGCGTGCGCAGGCCTACGATCCCAAGTCTGGGTTCAAGATCGACGTCTGACCACCGATCCTGGCGCGAGAGTGTTGACAGACCACATCAATCGACCGGCTTAACTCGTTGTTAAAGTGACATAAATCTTGACATTCACAGCGTGATCTGATAGACACTGACCTTGCCGCGCACCACGTCGCTGCGGCTGATACAGCATCATGAATGGCGCGTATCGACCGAGAAGCCCACCGAAATACGGGCCGATTCTCACGACGCCCAAAACTCGCCCGCCGAACAGGGCACCACACAGATTTCACCATTCCCCGCCGGCCCAGCCGCCGGGTTGAAACCGCGCGGTCCAGGCAAGTCTTCCTGGTTGTTCGGGCTCTCAGGATGCGCGGCTGAAGAAGCTGCCCAGCCCTGGACCGCGCGAAGTCATTCCACGAAAGGCACGAACCTGACCGACCAACCCACCACCGCCCGCTCGGACCAGAAGGCTGACGCCAGCAATATCGTCATCAAGGGCAACCACTTCGACATTGGGTCACCAGACGGTAAGGGCCGTCGAATGCGCGTCGGCGCGGATGGCCGGCTCGCATTCTTCTACGACGACGTGCATGTCGTCACCTTGAACAGTGGCGCGACGTAACCAACGCAGCGCCGAGGCGACCGAGTATCGGCGTCTCTATAAGACGGCTAGGTGGCGAGCGCGTCGCCTTCGGCAGCTTGCTGCTGAGCCTTTGTGCCGGACCTGTCGCCTCGCTGGCCGGACCACCGCCGCCACCGTCGCCGACCACATCATCCCGCACCGAGGTGATCCGACGCTATTCTGGGAAGGTGACCTGCAATCGTTGTGTGATGTCGATCCGTTCCGATGCCACTCCCGGTTGAAGCAACGCGAAGAACGCATAGGCTTCAGCCCAGCCGTTGACGCAAACGGTTACCCAATAGACCCAAAACATCGGTCAAATATTGCGTAAACCACCCCGGTATCAAAAGTTTCTTCCAACTTTTCAGATGGACCGGCGGGGGCCCACAAAACTCATAACCGCGAAAATACTACCGGGGGTCGAGTGTGACGCGAGGCCGTAAGCCTAAACCGACCGTGATCAAGCTGGTCACGAACAACGCTGGCAACCGCCGGCTGAACGACAACGAACCTATCCCAGCGACGCGCGATCTCCAAGCGCCTGACATTCTGATCCCAGATGCCCGCGCGGAGTGGGACCGGGTCGCGTCAGACCTGATCGCCTCGGGCTTGATCACGACCGCCGACCTCGGCGCCCTGGCCGTCTATTGCACGGCCTACGGCCGCTGGGTTCAGGCCGAACGCATCCTCGCCGCTGACGCCAAGGCCAACCCCGACAACGAAGGGCTGACCATCGAAACGTCGAACGGCAACGTGGTGATCAATCCTCGCCTGGGCATCCGCAACAAGGCCGCCGCCGATCTGATGAAGGCCGCCGCCGAACTAGGCATGACACCCTCTGCCCGCTCCCGCGTCCAAGCGGCGCCCCGGTCGAAGCAAGACCCAGCCGCCGACTTCTTCACCGACTGACCGCACGACCGCCTATGCGCACGCTGTCCTGGCGGGCGACATCGTCGCCGGTCCGCACGTCCGCAATGCCTGCCGTCGACACCTCGACGACATCGCCAACGGCGCCGCGCGCGGCCTGATCTGGGACCTCGCCGCCGCCGACCACATCTTCCGCTACTTCGAAACCGTCCTGAAGCTGAGCGAAGGTCAGTTCGACGGCCGCCCGTTCCTGCTGGAGCCGGCCCAGGCCTTTATCCTGGGTTCGCTCTTCGGCTGGAAGGTCCAGCACCGCCACCACGGTGTCGTGCGCCGCTTCCGCCGCGCCTTCATCGAGATGGGCAAGGGCAACGGCAAGGCGCTCGCGCTCGATACGCCCATCCCCACGCCTACCGGCTGGACCACGATGGGTTCGCTGGTCGCTGGCGATGTAGTGTTCGACGAAACGGGCAAGCCCTGCCGCGTCGTCCAGGCCCATCCGGTGTCGTTCGACCGCGACTGCTATGAGGTCGAGTTCGACGACGGTGAGATCATTACCGCGTCGGCCGAACACCTCTGGATGACCGAGCACCGGCGCAAGCCGATCGGTCGCTGGATCAAGACGACCGCCGAGATCGCCGCGACGCTGGTCGACAGCACCGGCGCTTACAATCACCGCATCAACGCCTGGACGATCGTCGCCTGTCGCAAGGTCGAGACGGTGCCCGTCCGTTGCATCACCGTCGATTCACCCTCCAGCATGTTCCTGTGCGGGCGGGCGATGATCCCGACGCACAACAGTCCCATGATGGGCGGCATCGGGCTGTTCGGTCTTCATGCCGACGGCGAGCACGGCGCCCAGGTCTACGCGGCCGGCGCCACCCGCGACCAGGCGAAGGTTCTCTTCGCTGACGCCGTGAAGATGGTGCGCCAATCGCCTGCCCTCGAAAGCCGGCTGGAGTTCAGTGGCGGCGCCGGGCGTGAGAACAACATCGCGCACCTTGCGACGGCGTCGTTCTTCCGCCCCGTCTCCCGCGAGACGAAGCGGTCCGGCTCTGGCCCTCGACCGCACTTCGCGCTGGTCGACGAAATCCACGAACACCCGGACGGCGGGACGATCGAAATCCTGGAGCGCGGCTTCAAGTTTCGGCGCCAGCCTCTGCTGGTCATGATGACCAACTCGGGCTCCGATCGGAAGTCGATCTGCTGGGAAGAGCACCAGCACGCCATCCGCGTCGCCGCCGGCACCATGACCCCTGGCCCTGACCACGCCTATGTCGGCGAGGCCATCGACGACACGACGTTCTCTTTTGTCTGCGCGATCGACAACGACGATGACCCGCTCAACGACCCCACCTGCTGGATCAAGGCGAACCCGATGCTGGGCGTCATCCTCCAGCCGGAGGAAATCCAGAAGGCGGTGAACCAGGCGAAGAACATGCCTGGGAAGCGCAACAGCATCCTCCGCCTGCACTTCTGCGAATGGACGGATGCGGACTCGGGCTGGATCACCCGCGACAGCCTGGACAAGGTGCTCGCGGACTTCGACCCCGCCGAGCACGCTGGCAAGCATATCGCCCTGGGCGTCGACCTCTCGGGTCACCGCGACCTGACCGCCGTCGCCCATGTCGTCCAGACGGGCATGGTCGAACGACCTGCTGCTGATGGCGTCGGGACGATCGAACTGCCGACGTTCGACGCCTGGATCGAAGCCTGGACGCCCGGCGACAATATCCGCGAGCGTTCGGAACAGGACCAGGCGCCCTACGTCCTCTGGGCCGACGAAGACATCGCGGCCGAGGAAGGGCGCAAGCCCTGGCTTCGCGCGCCGGCCGGCGAACGCATCCGCATGGATCACGTCGCTGCCTACCTGGCCGAGGTCGACCAAACCTACACGATCGACCTGCTCGCCTACGACAAGTTCGCCTGGGACAAGCTGGCGATCGAAATCGAGGCGCTAGGCCTCAACATCACCCAGGCCGCGCACGCGCAAGCGTCGCAGCGGGCGATGAAACCTCCTCAAGAACTGGTCGACAAGGCCAAGCGCGAAGGACGCGAGCCCCCTCAAGGGCTCTGGATGCCGAAGTCAAAGCTGCTGCTGGAAGAACTCATTCTCGACCAGCGCATCCGACTGCTGCCGAACCCCGTCCTGATCTCCGCTTGCATGTCTGCGGCCGTCACCACGGACCCGATGGGCAACGAATTTTTCCATAAGAACAAGGCGACCCAGAAGATCGACCCCCTGATCAGCCTGGCGATGGCCGTCGGCGCTTCCGCCATGGGCGAAGTCCCCGCCGCTAAGGCGTCCGTCTATGAGACCCGCCCGATGCGGTTCATCACCTTCTGATGGGCTTCTTCGATCGCGTCTTCGGACGCCCCGAGGCCCAGGCCGCGCTACCTTCGGCCGACCTCGCCCTGAACCTGCCGGCGACCACGACCATGCCGGCCGCCCAGGTCGGTGAGTCCGCTGTCTTCACCGACCTTCATGACGCCGCCGTCGCCGAGTTCCTTCGCGGCGGCCACGCCAGCCAGTCCGGCGTCGAGGTGACGGTCACCGAAGCGCTGAAGAATCCGACCGTCTTCCGGTGCATCGACCTGCTCTGCTCCAGCATCGCGACGCTGGCGCTGAATGTGCACCGCGAAGACGAACGCGGCTACCTCCACAAGGCGACGGACCACCCGGTCCACCGTCTGCTGCGTCACCGCCCGAACGCCTGGCAAACGCCCTTTGAGTTCAAGGCGCTGATGCAGTTCCGCGTGTTGACGGAAGAAAACGGCGCCATCGCGATGATCGCCCGGTCCGGCGCCAAGCCGGTCGCGCTGATCCCGCTCGACCCGCAACGCGTCGAGGTGAAGCAGCGGTCCGACTTCAGCGTCGATTACATCTACACCCGCGAGAATGGCGGGCGGATCGTCCTGCGCCAAGATGAAGTTCTTCACCTGCGCGGCCTGTCGCGTGATGGTTTGAAGGGCGTCTCCCGCATCAAGCTGGCGGCCGAGGCCATCGGCATCGCGGTGTCGGCAGAACGCGCCGTCGCCAACATGTTCCGCAATGGCACCTTCGCCACCGGCGCACTAAAGATTCCGAAGGAACTGTCGCCTGAGGCCTTCGAACGCCTCGCCGGTCAGTGGCGCGAGCGCTACGCCGGCACCGGCAACGCCGGCATGGTCCCCATCCTGGAAGACGGCGCCGACTACGTCCCGCTCGCGATCAACGCTCGCGACGCCCAGTCGTCTGAAGCGCGCAAGTTCCAGGTCGAAGAAATCCTCCGCACCTTCGGCGTCCCCCGCTCGCTGGCAATGGTCGACGACACGACCTGGGGCTCGGGTGTCGAGCAACTGTCGAAGGGCTTCGTCGACTTCACCCTGAAGCCTTGGTTCCAAATCTGGGAAGAAGCGATCGACCTGTCCCTGCTGGATGGCGACGGCGCCCTCTGCGCGAAGTTCGACGCGACCCCCATGTCTCGCGGCACGTCGAAGGACCAGGCCGACACCAACGCCAAGGCGCTGGGCGGCAACACGGGCTGGAAGACGATCAACGAGGTGCGCGCGGAAGACAATCTGCCGCCGCGCGCCGACGGCGACCGGCTGACGACGGCCTCCGCAACCCCTCAACCTCAAGAAGCCGAAGCCGCCGCCGAACAAGCGCTGGCCGACCGCGAAGACCTGAATGACCAAGCCTAACGCTGCTGCCGATCGTCCGGCGGCCCTCCCCCTGCCTGCGCGCCGTGGCGTGCACGCCTTCACCCCGACGAACGTCTTCGAGCGCTGGGGCGAAGAAGCCGCCGGCGTCCGCGCCCTGGCGGGTGGCGACAACGTCATCACCATGTTCGACCAGATCGGCGAGAACCCTTGGACCGGCGGCGGCATCACCGCGAAGAAGGTCGCCGCTCAATTGCGCGCAATCAGCGGCCCTGTCGAAGTCCAGATCAACTCGGGCGGCGGCGACATGTTCGAGGGCATCGCGATCTACAACGTCCTGCGCGAACATCCGCACGACGTGACCGTGAAGGTCATGGGCATGGCGGCCTCGGCCGCATCCATCATCGCCATGGCCGGCGACCACGTCGAGATCGGCGCCGCCAGCTTCCTGATGATCCACAACTGCTGGGTCTCCAGCTTCGGCAACCGCAACGACCTGCGCGCCCTGGCCGACTGGCTGGAGCCGTTCGACGCCGCGATGACCGACGTCTACGTCCAGCGCTCAGGCCTGGACGCCAAGGCCATCGCCAAGATGCTGGACGACGAAACCTGGCTGTCGGGCTCGCAAGCCATCGCCAGCGGCTTCGCCCACGCGCTGCTGCCGGCCGATCAAACCACCATCGACGACACGGCCCGATCTGAAGATCGCCGGGTCAACGAACTTCGCGGAATGGAACGCACGCTGATCGCGGCGGGCCTTTCGCGAGAAGAAGCGCGCGAGCGCGTCAACGCAATCCGGGGCGCGCGCGATGCAGCCCCTGAACCCGCCGAGCGAGATGCAGGCGACCTCCAGGCCCTGCTGGCCGAACTCACCCAAACCATCCGCGCATAACGCGCACCCCAAGGAAACTATGAACAAGACCTCCATGGCGATCGCTGCGATCGCCACCCTGACCATGGCCGGCGCCCCGCGCGCCCTGCAAGGCGCCGTCCGCGCTGATGCGAACGCCACCATCGCCGCCCTGAACACCGCCTTCGCCGAGTTCAAGGCCTCGAACGACGAACGCCTGAAGGCCAAGGTCGACGACGTCGTCCTGGTCGAGAAGCTGACGCGCCTGGACGCCGCCATCGGCGACATGCAGTCGACCGTCGACGCCCACGCCAAGGAAGTCGCAGCCCTGAAGCTGAACGGCGCCGGCGACACCGTCATCGGCGACCTGAAGGCCGACCCCGAATACGTGTCCGCCTTCAAGGCCAACATGCGTAAGGGCGACATCCAAGCCGCCCTGAACAAGGGCAATGACGGCGAAGGCGGCTATCTGGCCCCCGTCGAGTGGGACCGCACGATCAGCGGCAAGCTGAAGGAGACTTCGGCGATCCGCGAGCACGCTTCGGTCATCACGATCGGCGGCGCCGGCTTCACCAAGCTTTACACCGACCGCAACATCGGTTCGGGCTGGGTCGGCGAAACCGCCGCGCGTCCGACGACCGGCACCCCCGGCTTCACCCCGCTGACCTTCGCCACCGGCGAACTGTATGCGAACCCGCAAGCCACCCAGCAAATGCTGGAAGACGCCGCGATCGACCTGGAAGCCTGGCTGGCTGGCGAAGTCCAAGCCGAGTTCTCGCGCCAAGAAAACATCGCCTTCCTGTCGGGCGACGGCGCCAATAAGCCCCACGGCCTGCTGACCTACGTCACCGGCGCCGCGAACGCCGCCAAGCACCCGTTCGGCGCCATCAAGGCCATGAACTCGGGCGCTGCTGCCGCCGTGTCGAACTCCGACAAGCTGATCGACATGATCTACGATCTGCCGGCCGAATACCGCGCCAACGCGAAGTTCTTTATGAACCGCCTGACGCAGGGCGGCGTGCGCAAGCTGAAGGACGGCCAGGGCAACTACCTGTGGCAGCCTTCCTTCCAGCTTGGTCAGGGCGCGACCCTGGCGGGCCACGAAGTCGTCGAACTGGCGGACCTGCCCGACGTCGCCGCCGGCAACATCGCCGCGCTGTTCGGTGACATGGCCGCGACCTACCTGGTCGTGGACCGCGTCGGCGTCAGCGTCCTGCGCGATCCTTACTCGGCGAAGCCTTATGTGACGTTCTACACGCGCAAGCGCGTCGGCGGCGGGGTCCAGAACCCCGAGGCCATGCGCGCCCTGAAGGTCGCCGCCTAAAGTCGTCGGGGCCGGTTCACGCCGGCCCCGGCTTCTCCGACCGGGCGTGACTGCGCCCCGTCCGACAAGCCGGGATTTACACCATGACCATCAAGAAGACGAAGGCCGCCAAGGCCGCGCAAGACACCCTCACCTTCGACCTGAGCGCCGCCGACATGACGGCCGAACTACGCGACCGTGCACGCCAGTCGGCGGAGGATCGCGCCGGCGCCGACCGCATCGACATTAACGACCCGACCAAGTCGGGCTCCGAAGCCGTCGCGGACGCGCTGAAGGCTCAATGATCACCCTCGACGACGCAAAGCAACACCTTCGGGTCGACTGCGATGACGAAGACACCCTGATCCAGGGCTACGTCGACGCGGCCGAGCAATACTGCCTGGAGCGCGTCAACCGCACCGAAGTCCCTGTCGGCTCTGAACTGGTCTTTCGCCAGGCCGCGCTGCTGACGCTGGCGCACTGGTATCGCAATCGCATGGCCGTCAGCACCGTGGCGCTGTCCGAGCCGCCGCACGCCGTCGACGCTCTGATCGGCCGCCATCGCCTCTGGAATATTTGATGAAGACCATCACCCTCGCCCACGCCTGGCGCGACCGCATCGACCCCGTGACCGTTGAAGAATACCCCGCCGCCTGGTCCGGCGCCGTCTCCAACGATCGAGCCGACCGCGCCAAGCGCGCCGGCGTCCTGGTCGTCGAGAAGAAGACCGAGACCGAAGACTAAGTGAACCCTGGAGAATTCAACGTCCGGGTCACGCTGATCCAGGACGTCCAGGTCGGCCGTGACGCCGCCGGCGCCCCGATCATCGAGCGCCATGAAGTCGCCCGGCCGTGGGCCAAGATCGCCTACCCCGGCGGCCGTGAGTTCCTGTCGAACGACGGCCAGTCGACCGAGCGCAAGGCGGTGATCCGCATCTACCCGCGCAAGGGTGTCGACACCGACACCACCATCGTCGCGGCGGGCAGCACCTGGGACATCAAGGACATCCGACCCTTCGACGACGTCCTCGAAATCCACGCGGTGGCGCAGTGAACGTCACGATCACGGGCTTTCGCGAACTCGAAGAAGCCCTGGAAGAGTTCAGCAAGGCGTCGGCCCGCAACATCCTGAAGCGTGCCGCGATGGAAGCCATCCAGCCCCTGGCTGATGAGATGGCGAACCTGGCGCCCGAGCGGGCGACCGGCGGCGGCAAGCTGAAGGATGCGATCACGGTCAGCGACAAGCTGGGCAAGCGTCAAAAGCGCCTCCAGCGTCGTCAGACCAAGGACTTCGTCGAAGTCTATGCCGGCGTCGAAGATGTCGGCGGCAAGCACGTCGCGTCGTCGGTTCAACAAGAATTCGGCAACGAGAACCACGGCCCGCAACCCTACGCCCGACCGGCTTTCGACAAGGAAGGCCAGCCGACTGTCGATCGACTCCTGATCACCATCAAGGATGAAATCGACAAGGCAACCGCCCGCGCTCAGCGGCGTGCGGCACGCGCGGCGACCCGCGCTGCGCGGGCCAACCCCACCATCCAAACGATCCCCTGACAATATGGAAGAAGCCCTTCGCGCCCACCTCGCCGGCAACGGCGGGGTCCGCGCCCTTGTGGCCGATCGGATTGAGTGGGCCGTGCGCGGCGCCGCCCCTTCCATCGCGTTGCACCTGATCTCGGCGCCGCCCGACACCACCCTCGCCGGCCAGTCCGGCCTGGTCCAGGCCCGCGTTCAAATCGACTGCTGGGCCGACACCTTCCTGAAGGCGAAGCAGATCGGCGCGGCGGTAATCGCCGCCCTGCCTGAACGCCGCCTTGTCATCGGCGAGGTCCGTTTCCTCGCCTGCACCATCCTCGACATCGACCGTGGTCGGTTCGGCGAAACCCCCAACCAACTTCACCGGACTCGCCTCGATGTCCGGGTTGCAACCAACGCCCTTTAGGAGGGGCGCACTACTCTATGGCTGACTCTCAAGGCATCACCGCCGACGGCACTTCGTTCTCGCACCGCACCTCGGCTGACGGCATCACGCCGAAGGTCTGGGCTGAACTGGGCGAAGCCGTTTCCATCACCCCGCCCAACCCCTCGCGCTCCAGCGTCGACTTCACCCACCTGAAGTCGCCGAACAAGACGCGCGAGCACAAGCCGTCGATGATCGAACCCGGTGAAGCCACCGTGGTCCTGAACTACAACAAGGCCACGCGCGTGAAGATCGACGCGCTGTTCGTCGCCGAAGGAATTCAAGAATTCCAGATCGCGTATCCTGACGGCGCCACCGAAACCTTCAGCGGTTTCCTGACCGGCAAGCCGACCGAAGGTGTCGAGGTCGAGGGCAAGCTGACGCTGAATTGCCCCATCAAGGTCACCGGCCTGCCGGTCTACGCCGAGGGCAACTAACCATGGCGACCGCTAAGGGCGACGTGCGCCTGGGTGACTACACCCTGCGCATGGACTTCAACGCGCTCTGCGATGCCGAGGAAGACTTCCCCGCCATCATGCAGGGTCAACTGAACCTCGACACCTTCCGCAACATCCGCACGATGATCCGCCACGCGCTGTCGGCCCATCACGCGGGCCTGTCGGACCGCGAGGTCGGCGCGATCATCCAGGACGTCGGCATGGCGAAGGCCGCCGAGGCCGTGGGTGAAGCGATGCGCGCCAGCTTCCCGGCGGAGGCCGGCGAGACCGAAAACCCTCAGAAGAACCCGGCGTAAGCTGGGACTGGGAAGTCGCCCTGAGCCAGTGGGCGGAGACGGGTCAGCCCGTCTCCGACTTCTGGCGGCAGACTTTCCGCCAATACAACGCCGTGCTCGCCGGCGCCGCTAAGGGTCGTTCCTGGCTGGCCTGGCACACCGCCGTTCTGGGTCGCGTCGAGAAGATGCCGACCTTCGCCGAGTTCACCGGCGTCCGTCCTAAAATCAAGAAGCAGACGCCGGCCGAAATGCGCTCGGTCTTTGCCGCTATGCGCGAGGCCGCACACTAACAATGGCATCTGCCCTAATCGGCGCCATCCGGGTCAACCTCGGGCTCAACTCGGCGTCGTTCACCAGCGGTCTGACGGCCGCGCAGCAACAACTGCGCGCGTCGGCCGCCAACATGACTTCCGTCTCCAAGAAGATGGCGGGCATTGGCGCGGCGATGTCGCTGGCGATCACCACGCCGTTCATTGGCGTGGCCGCTCACCTTCTGCAAGGATCGCAGGACGCGGCTGCCGCCTCGGCCCAGGTCCAGGCGGCGCTGACCTCCATGGGCGCCGCCAGCGGCAAGACCCTGGAACAACTCCAAGCGACCGCCGAAGGTCTGCGCAACCTGACCGGCGTCGACGACGACGAAATCCTGAAGAGCGTCACGGCGAACCTGCTGACGTTCGGTAACGTCTCGGGCGATGTCTTCGACCGCGCCCAGGCGTCGATCGTGGACATCTCCGCCCGCCTGGGCAGCGATCTGCAATCGGCGACGATGATGGTCGGTAAGGCGCTGAACGACCCGATCAAGGGTCTGGGCGCCCTGCGTAAGACGGGCATCCAGTTCACCGAACAGCAGCAAGAACAGATCAAGACGATGACCAAGGCCGGCGATGTCGCCGGCGCTCAGGCCATCATGCTGGCCGAATTGGAACGTCAGTTCGGCGGCGCCGCCAAGGCTGCCGCCAAGGCGGACATCTGGACGCCGATGAAGACGGCGCTGATGGACTTGGAAGGGGCTTTCGAGCCCATCATCCGCACCGTCGTCACGCCCGCCATCACGGCCGTCGCCGGCCTGACCAAGGCCTTCGCCAACCTGCCCACGCCGATGATCGGCGTGATCGCGGTCGCCGCGACGGTCGCCGCCGCCCTCGGTCCGATCCTGGTCGGCATCGCCGCCGTGGTCGCCTCGGTCGGCGCCATCGGCACGGCAATCGCAGGGGGCGGCCTCGCTGCTGCTCTCGCCACTGCCGCCCTGGCTGCCGCGCCGTTCCTGGCTGCCGTTGCTGCGATCGGCATCGCGGTCTTCGCCTTCCGTGACGAACTGGCGCCCGTATTCGAGGCGTTCCGCAAGTCCGTGGTCGACGCCATCGGCCCGGCGATCCCGCCGCTGATCGAAGCCGCGCGCTCCGCCTTCACCGCCTTCATGGACACCATGTCGGCGCTGTTCGCGGTCGTCGGCCCGATCCTGGCCCAACTGGGCGCCGGCTTCATCAAGGAACTCGGCCCGAACCTGGTCGCGCTGCTGCGCGTGCTCGCCGCTACCGTCACCACGGTCTTCGACGTCCTGGGCAAGGCTCTGCGCGTCGTCACCGCCCTGCTGAAGGGCGATTGGCAAGGCGCATGGAACGCCGCCGGCACGTTGGTCATGGGCATCGTTCGTGGCCTGGGCCGGATCGTCGAGGCGGTCTTCCCCGGCATCCTGGGCAACGTCAGCAAGCTGGTGACGGGCATCCGCGACTGGTTCGCCGCTCGCCTGGGCGGCATCCTGACCGGCGTCATCGACAAGGTGAAGAGCGTCAGCGACGCCTTCTTCAAGCTTTACGACGCCGTCGTCGGCCACTCTTACGTGCCCGACATGGTCACCGAGGTCGGCCAATGGATGGCGCGCCTGGACGCCGAGATGGTGGTTCCGGCGAAGAACGCCACCGAGGCCGCCACGACCGCATTCGAAACGATGCGGGACAAGGTTGCGGCCGTCTTCGACAGCCTGCTGACCGAGCGCGAGAAGCTGACGCGCGGCCTGGCCGCCGACATGAAGGTGCTGAACGACGCGCTGGCGGCGGGTCCGGAACGCGGCGGCATCACCAAGGCGCAATATGACGATGCCGTTGGGCGCCGTCAGCGCAACCACGCTATCGAAAGCGCCGGCCTGGACGCCGAAGGTCTGACGGTCCCCAACACCATCGGGACCATCGTGCCGATCGACACGTCGTCGATCAACAAGACGATGGAACAGATCAACGAGCGGATCGCGGAAAGCCGCGAGAAGTTCGCGGACGCCTTCGAATACGGCATCGACAGCGCCCTGCGCGGCGACTGGGCGGGCGTGCTCCAGGCGATCATCGGTGACACGTTCCAGAACGCCATGAAGAACCTCGGCCGGTCGCTGTTCGACAGCCTCGGCGGCGGCAAGCCTGGCGGCATGGGCGGCTTCGACCTTGGTTCGATCGGCAAGATGGCCGCGTCGATCTTCGGAAAGATTCCAGGCTTCGCCACCGGCGGTTCATTCCGCGTGGGCGGCGCCGGCGGCGTCGATTCCAAGCTGGTGTCGATGCGTCTGACGCCTGGCGAGATGGTCGACATCCGCCGCCCCGGCCAGCTTCAGGCCGCCAACAACAACACCCCCATCCACTTCGATCTGCGCGGCGCCGTCATGACCGCTGACCTTCTCGGTCAGATGCAAGGCATGGCTGCCCAGTCCGGCGGCAACGCCCTGCAAACGGCGCGCACCGCCGTCCCTGCCGACCGCGCCAAGTCGTCAAAGTATAGCCTGAGCGGTCGCCGCTAATGCCTCTCCAACTCCCCAGCCATCCCGGCCCGGCGACCATGTCGATCGGGATGGTGAAGGCGTCGAACGATCTGTCGCCGGCCTTCGCTGGCACGGATCAGCAAATCCGACGCAAGGGTTCGCGCTACGCGCTGACCTTCACCATGCCCAGCCTGACCTACACCGAGGCCATGCCTTGGATGGCGGACCTGGGCGCCGAGGGCGACACCGTCGTCATGGACGTCGTCCAACCCGGCCTGGCGATCCCGGCCGGTGGCGATCCGCGCGTCCTGGGCGGCGGCCAAGCCGGCGCCAGCCTGACGATCGACGGGCTCGACGCGGGTTACCCCATCCGCAAGGGTCAGTTCTTCAGCCTGGTCACCTCGGGCCAGCGCTACCTCTATCGCGCTGCTCAGGCGGTCAACGCCAACGCCTCGGGCGTCGCGGTCATTCCGCTTCAGACGATGCTGCGTCGCCCGCCGGCCGACAACGACGTCGTCGAGATCGCCCAACCCAAGATCGAAGGCTTCGTTCGCGACTTCGACGATCCTGAGGTCCAGGTCGACCACGAAGTCGTTCTGACCTTCACCATCCGCGAGCGTCGCTGATGGACTCCAATCACGTCGCCGCCCTGTCCCAGCCGTCGCCGATCAAGGCGACCCTGGTGCGCATCGACCTACCTGGCGCTCCCCTTTGCCTGACCGACGGCGGCTTCGCCGTCTTCGATTCCGGTGAAGGTCGTGGGTCGGAAGTCTATGTCGACGAACACCCCTACTATGGCGTGCTCGACTCCGTCCCTTCGATGAAGGACGGCGCCGAGTCCGAGACCCCGCGTCTGGACATCGTGATCCTGCCGCCGGCCGGCGGTGCGGGCGCGGCCGCCCTCGCTTCGCCCACCATTCAGGGCGTCCGCGTCCAGTGGTGGGAGGCCGCCATCGACTGGAACACGGGCGCGCTGCTGGGCGCCCCGATCCTGAAGTTCGAAGGCGAACTGGACCGCGCCCGGCTGACCGTCGGCGCCACCTGGTCGCTCGCGCTGGAGTGCGGAACCCAGGCTGAACGCCAACTCGAACCGAACGAAGACTGGCGTCTGAACGACGCC